GGTGTTGTAAATAAGCCTACAATTTTTCCTATGGCTAACGGTATGGGTCTTATGGGTGAGGCAGGTGCAGAGGCGATTTTACCTCTATCTAGAGGTGCAAACGGTAAATTAGGTGTACAAGCACAAGGTGGTGGTATAGGTAATATTGTTGTTAATGTTGATGCTAGTGGCTCAAGTGTTGAAGGTGATCAAAATGCTGGACAACAACTAGGTAGACTTATTGGTGCTGCAGTACAATCTGAATTAATACAACAAAGAAGGCCAGGAGGTTTATTAGCATAATGGCAACATTTCCATCAACACCTGAAGCTAGTTATGGTGTACAAAAAAACTCAGCACCAAAAAAAAGAGTTGTAAAATTTGCTGATGGTTATGAACACCGTATATATCTAGGTTTAGCAGCAAAACAAAATCCAAAAGAATATGTATTGACCTGGAATAATATTACAGAGGCAGAATGTGATACCTTTGAAGCTTTTTTAGATGCTAGATCTGATGATAATGCTAGTTTTGACTATACACCACCTAAAGAAACTACATCATATAAATTTGTATGTGATAGCTGGTCAAAAGCAATAAATAAACCAAATAGAGCAACATTAAAAGCTACATTTAGAGAAGTTTTTGAACCAACTGTATAATGACAATAAATACAGCATTATTTACTGAATTACAATCTATAAATCCATCTGCAGTTATTGAACTATTTACACTTCAATTAAAAACAGATTTACATGGTGCTAATACTATATATAGATTTCATGCAGGCAGTAATTTAAATGCAAACGGTGAAATAGTTTGGAAGGGTCAAACATATTTAAGATTTCCTGTACATGGTGAGGGTTGGGCGTATCAAAGAGGACAAATACCAAGACCAAAATTACAAATTAGTAATGCTACAGGTTTAATATCTGCAATATTGTTAACTGTAAATGATACAACTACAGGTAATGATTTAACAGGTGCTATTTTAACAAGAATAACAACATTAGCTAAATTTCTAGATGCTGTTAATTTTGTTAATAATCAGAATCCTACAGCTAATCCTAATATCGAGTTTCCACAAGAAATATATAGTATTGATAGAAAAGCAAGTGAAAATAGAGAATTAGTAGAATTTGAATTAGCTGCACCTACAGATTTAGCTGGCGTTAACATACCAGGTAGACAAGCAACAAGATTATTGTTTCCTAGTATTGGTACATTCTAATGACTTGGAAATATAAAGCACTGTTACACGCAAAAAAAGAGGATCCACATGAATCAGTTGGTTTACTTATAAATAAAAAAGGTAAAAAAATTTATATGCCATGTAATAATCTTGCATATGATAAAAGTGAAACTTTTTTATTAGATCCAGATGATTATATAAAATCAGAAAAAGTTGGAGAAATAATAGGCGTTATACATAGTCACCCATATACTGCACCTATAGCAAGTCAGGCAGATAAAATAAGTTGTGAAAATGTAAATCTACCTTTTTACATTGTTAATCCTAAAACTGAAAAATGGGGATATATAGAGCCATCTGGATATAAACCACCAATACTAGGAAGAGAATATGTTTGGGGTTTAGCAGATTGTTGGACTCTAGTTAGAGATTGGTATAAACAAGAAAAAAACATAAATTTACGTGATTGGGATAGACCAAGAACACCTGAAGAATTTTTTTATAATCCTATGTTTGAAAAATGTGCAGAAGATACTGGTTTTAGATTACTTAAACATGACGAAAAATTAGAAAATGGTGATTTATTGTTTATGTCTATACTTGGAAAAGGTCTAAACCATGTGGCAATTTTTGTAGATGGTGAGGTATTGCATCATCTTTCAGATAGACTAAGTTGTAAAGAACCATACAATGAATGGTTATTAAAATGTACTGGTAAAAGGTTACGTTATGTACAGAAAAGTTAAATTATACGGAAAACTTGCAGAACACATAGGCCATAAAGAATTTAATGTAAAAGTAAACAGTGTTGGTCAAGCTGTAAGTTTTTTAGTAAATAATTTTCCAAATTTAGAAGAATATATGTCACCAAAATATTACATGATAAAAGTAGGTAATGAATATATAGATAAAGAACAAGTGCATTATCCAGTTGGTGATGAAGATATAAATTTTATACCTGTTATATCAGGTAGAGGAAATGTAGGTAAAATAGTTTTAGGTGGTGCTTTAATTGCAATGTCATTTGGTGTTGGTGGTTTATTTACATCTCCTTTAGCATTTGGTGGTGGAGGTATTGGATTAGCATCTGCTGGATTAGGTGCTAAAGCTGCATTTGGTATTGGTGCTTCTTTAGTATTAGGTGGTGTAAGCGGTATGTTATTTCCAACCCCTGACCCACAACAATTTTCTAGTGAAGAAGATCCTAGACTATCCTTTAGCTTTAGCGGTGTACAAAATACATCAAGGGCAGGTACACCTGTACCTATAGTATATGGTGAAATTATTACTGGATCTGTTGTAATATCTGCAGCAATTGACACAAATCAGGTTACAGCATGACAGATAAAAATATTATTATTAGTGGTGCTAGTGGTGGCGGTAGTAAATCTCCTGATCCACCATATCGTGCGCCAGATACATTACATTCTAGATCCTTTGCAACAGTGCAAGATCTCATATCAGAAGGTGAAATAGAGGGTTTTGCAACCCCATCTAAAGCAGGTATTACTGATAAAACATCTGATGCATATCACAATGCATCATTAAAAGATGTATTTCTTGATGACACGCCAATACTAAATGAAGCTGCTAACAATGCATCACCTAATGATACTGATTTTAATTTTCAAAATGTAACTTTTAAACAAAAATTTGGTACTGCAAATCAAACAGCAATGAGTGGTATACCTGAAGAAAGTAGATCACCTACAGGTATAAATGTAACTGTTGTTAATTCTGATGGTACGAATACACAAGGTATTATTGGTTCTGTTACCAGGCAAATACAGAATACAGATGTTGATGCAGTTATAGTTACGTTAACATGGCCTCAAATCCAAATATTTGAAGATGATGGTGATGTTAGAGGTGATAAAGTTGATTATAAAATACAGTTACAACATGATAATGGTGGTTTTGTTGATAAAGTTGTAGATTTTGTTGAAGGTAGAACTGCTGACGCATATGCAAGAGATCATAGAATAGATTTAACAAGTGGTTTTACTACTGTTGATGTAAGAGTTATAAGAATTACAGCAGATAGTTCAAATGTTCAGCGTGTAAATGCATTTCAATTTACAAGTTTACAGGAGGTTATTGATAATAAATCTACATATCCTAATAGCGCATATATGGCTTTAAGACTTGATAGTAAGCAATTTAACAGCATACCTACAAGAAAATATAGGATTAGAGGTATAAAGGTAAGAATACCAGGCGCAGGTGCTAACAATTCAGGTACACCAACTGTTGATGTACAAACTGGAAGAATAATTTATCCAAGTGGATATGTATTTGATGGAACTATGCAGGCAGCAACATATACAAATTGTCCTAGTATGTGCCTACTAGACTTGCTTACTAATACAAGGTATGGGCTAGGAAATCATATTATCGATAGCAATCTTGACCTATTTAGTTTTGTAGCTGCAAGTAAATATGCAAATGAATTAGTAGATGATGGTACTGGCGCAGGTACTAAAGAAGCTAGATTTAGCTGTAATGTAAATATACAAAGTCCTAAACAAGCATTTGATGCAATAAATGATCTTGCTGGCGTAATGAGATGTATGCCAATATGGTCTGCTGGTTCTATAACAGTTGCACAAGATAAAGAACAAGATCCAAGTTATATATTTAATTTGTCAAATGTAACTGAAAATGGTTTTTCTTATAGTGGCAGTAGTTTAAAACAAAGACATAGTGTAGTTTCTGTAAGCTACTTTAATATGGACTCAATGGAAGTTGATTTTGAGGTTGTCGAAGATGCTGCAGCAATAGCTAAATTTGGTCATAGTGTTAAACAAGTAAAAGCATATGCAACTACATCACGTAACCAGGCTGCAAGATTAGGGCGTGCAATATTATTTGCTGAGAATAATGAAAGTGAAATTTGCACATTTACAGCTTCTATAGATGCAGGTGTTGTTGTTAGACCAGGTAGTGTTATAGCTGTAAACGATCCTGTAAGGGCAGGTGTTAGAAGGGGTGGTAGAGTCGTTAGCGCAACTACTAATGCTATTACAATAGATGCAGTGAACCAAACTTCACTACCATCACTAGCTGATAATCCAAAAATATCTGTTGTATTACCTGATGGTACTTTTGAAGAAAGAGATATTACATCAATTACAAATGGTGTTATAAATGTAACTAATGCTTTTAGTGCAGCACCAAACGCAAATGCACCATATTTGTTATCTAGTACAAGCCTAAATACACAACTTTTTAAGGTTATAACTGTTGAAGAGCAAGAACGTGTTAACTACTTGATAACAGCACTTACATATATTCCTGGTAAATATGCATTTATAGAAAATGGCACGCCATTACCAACTAGAAATATATCTTTATTAAACAGACTTGCAGAACCACCATCAGCTTTAACTATTACAGAAAAAACTATAGCTATAAACAACATTGCAAGGAGTAAATTAATAGTAGATTGGCAACCAGTAGAAGGGGTTACACAATATCAAGTAAATTATAAATTTGAAAATGGTAATTATGTTTCACAAGTAGTATTTAGTAGTGATTTTGAATTATTAGATACACCTATTGGTAAATATACATTTCAAGTTTTCTCATATAATGCAGCATTACGTTTATCTGCAAATGCTACAACTAAAGAATTTAACGCTATTGGTAAAACTGCTGTACCTGAAGATGTAAGTGGTTTAACAATAGAACCAGTAAATGATCAATTTGTAAGATTAAGGTTTAATCAATCTGTTTCTGCAGATGTTTTACATGGTGGTCGAGTTTATGTAAGGCACTCTATACAAACTGGAAATGCTGCTACTTTTCAAACTTCACAAGATATTATAAAAGCTGTATCTGGTAATTCATCTGAGGTAATTGTACCTGCTTTAACTGGTACATATTTGCTTAAATTTCAAGATGATGGTGGTAGGTTTAGTACAAATGCAACAAAAATTAGTTTAGCAAAAGTACAATTATTAGATAAAATTATAGTCAAAACTGATCGTGAAGATACTGACAGTACACCTTATGGTGGTACAAAAACTAACGTAGTTTACGATACTAATTTAGGTGGTTTAAAATTAATAAATCCTGTTACAAATTCAACAGGTACATATGATTTTGTAGAAACCCTAGATCTAGGGGGGATATTTTCATTACAACTAGAAAGACATTTCCAGGGTGTTGGTTTTTATACAGGTGATCAATTTGATAATAGAACAGAACTTATTGATACCTGGACAGATTTTGATGGTGCTGTAGCAAATGAAGCTAATGCAACTATTGCTGTACGTACATCAACTGACATGAGTAATTACGGTACTTTTAATGATTTTGCAAATGGCGCATTTAAAGGTAGAGGTTTTCAATTTCGCATAACATTAGCTACTACTGATACAGCACAAAATATGAATTTACAACAAGCTGGATATATTGCTACTTTACCATCACGTACTGAGAGATCTTCAGTTATTGCATCTGGTAGTGGTGCTGCTAATGTAACTTTTTCAAGTCCATTTTTCGTAGGTACTTCAGCTTTAGGTAATTTAAATAATTTTTTACCAGCAGTTAGTGTATCACCTCAAAACATGGCATCAGGTGATTACTATGAAATAACAAATGTATCAGGTACAGGTTTTACAGTTCATTTTAAAAACTCAAGTAATGCTAGTATAAATAGGAACTTTACCTATAGTGCTGTTGGTTTTGGCAAAGGAGGTTAACATGAAGAAAAATAGTATTTATCGTGGCTGACGTTACAAATTACACAATTGAAAATGCCTCTGGCGCAAACGTGAGAACTGATCTTAATAATGTTTTTGCTGCAATACAATCATGTAACTCTAAATCTTCAGACTTAGCTACAAGTCAATGTGTAGCTGGTATGCCATTTTTGAATACAACTACAAAAATATTAAAAATTAGAAATTCAACAAATGGTGGTTTTACAGATATAGGAAACATTGACGAAACAAATTTAGGATTACTATCTAAAGCTGGCGGTGTAATGACAGGGCAACTACAGCTAGATGATTCTAATAGTGCAGCATCACCAGGACTATGTTTTGATGGCGATACAGATTTAGGTTTATTTAGAAAAGCAGCTAATATTATGGGTTTTTGTTCTGCTGGTACAGAACAGATGAATTTTGACGCTAACGGAATTACACTTAATCTACAAAATGAAATACGTTTTAACGATAATGATAATAGTCATTATGTAGCAGTTAAGGCTGGTACAGTTACAGCAAATAGAACATTAACACTACCAAATCAATCAGGTACGGTAGCGATTGTAGAAACGTCAACAATTACAATAGGATCTACATCTATTTCACTAGGAGGCACACAAACATCACTAGCAGGTTTAGGTACATTAACGCCAGCATCTAATAATACTTTCGATTTAGGTTCTACATCACTAAGATGGGCTAATTTATTTGTAAACGATTTAAGTTTATCTAACGAAGGCCATAAAAATGACGTTGACGGAACGTGGGGAAGCTATACTATACAGGAAGGACATAGTGACTTATTCTTGATTAACGAAAGAACTGGCAAAAAATTTAAATTTCTTTTACAGGAGGTCGATTAATGGCAATAAATACATCAAAAGGAACACTTGATGATCCAGTTTTACAAATTGTTAGAACATCATCAGATAGTTTTCAATCAGGAAGTACAAACAACTGGAATACTAACCCTATGGGAACTTTAAGTATTACCCCTAAAAATAGTGGTAGTCTAATTGTTATCATGTACACAGCTTGCATAAGTGGAAATATGAGTGCTAATGATTGTGCTATAAGATTATTAAGAAACGGATCTGTAATTCAAAATGCTAATAATGGTAGAAACTTAATGGGTGCAATGCAATCTAGCTTTATTGCGTCAAATTTTGCTGGATCTAATTGTACTTGTACTTTTTGGGATAATCCTAATACTACTGGTAGTGTTGGCTATGCAGTGCAACATAGGCCACAAACAGGCGGTGGTGGTACTATGTATTTTAATGGAACTGCTGCAACTGGCGGTGGTGATTCCTGGGGATCTAGAAGTTTCCTAACTATTGTTGAATACGCACAAAACTAATGACCTGGACTAAAAACGATTTTGACGGCAAAAATATTAACATACATCACGCAATAGAGTCACTTGCGTCAAAGGATAGTATGTGGACACTTAGGGATAATGATTGGAGTACTCTTTATTGGGATAGTAATAATACACAATCACAACCAACACTAGATGAAATAAAAACAGAAATACAGCGTTTACAGATTGAATACGAGGCAAAAGAATACGAAAGAAAAAGAACTAGGGAGAATGATGGAACTACAGAAAAATATGCTGAACTGCACGAACAAATAGCTATGATTTATGATGATATTATTGCAGGTAAATTAGACGCAACTGGCAAGTTCTGTACACATAATAAAAAAGTAAAAGACGAAAACCCAAAACCTAGCTAAATATGGCAATAATACCTGCTGAAAAAGATTTTAAGATAGTAAGGCGGTCAGATTTTCCTATACGTCTTACTTTAAAAGATGGTAATGGTAATGCAATTAATTTATCTGGATACTCAGTAACAGCAGAGGTATACAACAAAGAACGTACATATAAATATGCAGATTGGGGAGTTACATATACAAATAGATCTACAGGCACAATTGACCTTAAATTAACTGATGTACAAACAACTACATTTGATCTTGATAGCGTTAATTATGATATTAAATTAACACAACCAAATGGTGATGAAAGTGTGTATCTTAGAGGTAGATTAATAATACTTGAGGGGTATACAGCGTGAGTAGTCCTAATTCAGTTACAGTTAGTCAAATTTCAGATGTAACAACAGTAGAAGTTGTAACACAAGGCGCACAGGGCGCAACTTTTTCAAGTAGTAATACAACAATGGTTGATGATAATAAAGTTGATGGCAGCCTAGTGCGTTTTTCATCAAGTAATGGTACATTTATAGCAGATAGCACTGTTACAGTTACTAATATTGTAGACGGTGGAAATTTTTGAAACCTAATTAATTATGGCTAACACAATTAGAATTAAAAGAAGTACAGGTAGTTCAGCCCCAGGTAGCTTAGAAAATGCTGAACTAGCCTTTGCTGAAGCCAGTAAAAAATTATTTATAGGTATAGGTACAGGAGGTTCAGGAGGTTCAGCAACAACAATTGAACCTATTGGAGGATCAGGAAGTTTTGCAGATTTATTTACAAGTAGAACACAAAATACATTTTTAGCTGCACCAAATGGAAGTAATGGTGCTGCAACATTTAGAGCAATGGTAGCTGCAGACGTGCCTACGCTATTGCATACAAAAATTTCAGATTTCGATACAGGTGTAAGAACAAATAGACTAGATCAATTAGCTGCACCATCAGCATCAGTTTCATTAAACAGCCAAACAATTACAAACCTTGCTGATCCTGTAAATACACAAGATGCAGCAACTAAAGGGTTTGTAGAGGCTACAGCACAAGGATTAGATGTTAAAGATTCATGTGTGGCAGCTACTACAGGAAACATAACAATATCAACTGCACTTAATAATGGAGATACAATTGACGGTGTAACTTTATCTACTAATGACAGAGTACTGGTTAAAGATCAAAGTACTGCAAGTCAAAACGGAATATATATTGTTGGATCATCACCTGCAAGGGCAGATGATTTAGCTGCTGGTTCTGATGCTGCTGGAATGTTTACCTTTATTGAACAAGGTACTGTAAATGCTGATAATGGTTTTGTTTGTACAAGTAACAAAGGTAGCGCAGTAACAGGCACAAATAATTTAACTTTTGCACAATTTTCAGGTGCAGGTCAAATTACAACAGCAGATGGTCTACAAAAATCAGGTAATACAATATCTGTTGATTTAAAAGCAAATGGTGGTTTAGTTATAGAATCAGCAGAAATAGCATTAGATTTAGCTGCTAGTTCTATCACAGGTACTTTACCAGTAAGTAAATTAACAAGTGTTACTGCTGATGCTACAGAAATAAATAAATTAGATGGCTTAAATTCTACGACAACTGAACTAAACACTTGTACAGATGGTAGTACATCTGCAACTAGCACAACTTTAGCAGCAGCAGATAGATTTGTTTGTAATGATAATGGAACTATGAAACAAGTAGCCTTAAGTGATTTAGTAACATTTTTAGAAAACGAAAGTGTATCTAGCTTTAACATAGACGGAGGTAGCTACTAAAAACAAATCATAAGGAGGGTTAAGAAATGGCAAACCAAATTAAGCTAAAAAGAGGTTCTGGAAGTGACCCTGGTGCAAGTGATTTAGATATAGGTGAAATAGCTATAAGAACTGATAATGGTAAATTATTTACAAAAAGAGATAATGGCAATGTTACTGAGATAACAGGTGGAGGTGGTATTGATGATGGTGATAAAGGTGATGTAACAGTAAGTAATTCTGGACAAACTTTTACTATTGATAATAATGCTGTTACGCTTGCAAAAATGCAAAACGTAATTACAGATACTATTTTAGGTAGAACTACAAATGGTACAGGAGATCTAGAAGTTCTTAGTGCAGCAAGTGTAAGAGGAATAATAAATGTAGAAGATGGTGCTACAGCAGATCAATCTGCAAGCGAAATACTGACATTAATAAAAACTGTAGATGGTGCAGGGTCAGGACTAGACGCTGACTTACTAGATGGTATTTCTTCGTCAAGTTTTTTAAGGTCTGATACGAATACTTTATTAAATGGCATATTAACAGTCGGTGGTTCATCAGTAAGTGGTGGTGAAGGTGGAGAAATACGTATTACATACGCACCAAATGGCTCATTAAGTGGCAGTAATGCGGTAGTAGATATTAACAATAATAATTTTAGAATATTTGAAGATGGTGGTAATAATCGTGGAGTTTTTATAGACCTTTCTACTTGTTCTAATAGTGCTAGTGGGAAGCTGTACCATAATGGCAATGATGGGGCTGGAAGCGGACTAGACGCTGATTTGTTAGATGGTCAAGAGGGTTCATACTATAGAAACGCATCTAATATAAACGCTGGTACGCTATCATCATCAAGATTACCTGCAACTATATCTGCAGATACAAATGGCAATGCAGCTACAGCTACACAACTTTCAAGTGCAGTAACAATTGCTGGCGTAAGTTTTGACGGATCACAAAATATTGATTTACCAGGTGTAAATACTACTGGAAACCAAGACACAACAGGTAACGCTTCAACAGCTACAGCACTTGCAGCATCAGTAAATATAAATGGTAATGCTTTTGACGGCTCACAAAGTATTGATATAAGCTATAACGATTTAACTAATTTACCTACAATACCTACTAATAACAATCAGCTTACAAATGGTGCTGGTTATACAACTTTTGATGGTGATTACAACAGTTTAAGTAATTTACCCACAATACCAACTAACAATAATCAATTAGCAAATGGTGCAGGTTATAGTACATTTTCAGGTTCATATAATGATTTATCTAATAAACCAACTATTCCAACAAACAATAACCAGTTAACAAATGGTGCAGGTTATATTACATCTGCATCTGCAGGTATACCAGCATCAGGAGGTACTTTTACAGGTGATATTGGTGTAAGTGGTGGTGCAGGGGCTTTAACTGTTAATGCTGGTAGTGATATA